TCGAAACCTGGATGCATTGGAAGAGAGCGATGATGAAGATGAAACCGACGAATGCAGCAAATTAGTGGATTTGGACAAGTGCGTGAAAATGGAATGCGCATTCAATGCTCGGTTCAAACGATGGCATCCCGTTGCCATTGCCGTTGCATGACCCTGCGCGCGTCTCATTTCATATCCGTCATCTTGATGACAGATTCAGTCCAACGATTCGTTTCCAGCGTGCCCTTGATGCGTCGATTGAATTCCGGAAACTCAATGTTTATTTTCTGCGGCTCGCCATTTGCAATGTAGTCCTTGATTTGCAGCATGAGCGCCCTAACCGCTTCAAATTTCGATGCATGCAGTTTTAATTCGCACAACTTTTCCAGAATGGGCCGCACTTGTGCTTGCCGCTCCGCCTTTGTTCGGTCGGACACAGATGATGTAGATGATGTAGATGATGTAGATGAAACTGGTTCTGCAGACATGTTTTAACTATTATATAACCCAATTGTATAATATTTAATTGCTTTTAACTTTTAATGACAATTTGATGGTGCTGCTATAGTTTGGCTATCGTTTGAACACATTGCCGTTCCAGCATCGGGATTCATAACTAACTGCACTGTTGTTTGGCAACTGTAGAATCGACATGTATTTGCAATAGGTGTCTCTGTGGCACAACATGAACTTGTTCGCGCCCAAATAAATCAATCGATAATCGTTGTTTTCTGATAGAAACAAATCTATCCCAAATTTGACTCCAGGCCAATCAAAGTTGAAATAATCATCTAAAATGATGACTCCATCACTGGAAAGTATTTTGACGGCATTTGTCAGGTCTATCAATGTTGCATTTTTTGTATGACATCCATCAATCGAAATCAGTCTGTACTTTTCGCCATTGGTGAGCTTTAAATAGTCCTCAGCTTTCATTGTCGTGCTGTCATTTTTCACAATTCTTATTTTATTTGCAACTTCTTCATGCGTGTAGAAATGCAATAAATGGTTGTAAAAAGCGAATGAACAACCTCTCCCAGAGTTGTCGTAATTTAAATGTTGGTCTTCAAATACGTCCAATGCAACCGCGATTTCATCTTTTCTCAACAATGCCGTCATTGGAATAAACGATTTTCCATGGTGAATTCCGATTTCCATGATGTGTCCTTTTTCTTTTTCTTGAATGTTGTTTATCATTTCCAACACAGGGCAAATGACGCCCCAATCAAACCAACCATCAATCGTATCTGCAATCGCTTTGTATTTTTCCATAAATGGTCCATCCATTGTGTGCGTTTATGATTATATGAATGCATACAATGATTTTGTTTAAATGCTTTAAAAATCTAAAATATAATACATATGAATTGTATAACGATTCATTTTTTTTCACAATAGATAACACAATTAAAACGATAACACATGTCTTTGTGCAAATACCGGAATGCGCTAGGCGTTCCTGGAAAAGGGGTGCATTCGATTCGCCTGGGCGGCGTCGCAATCGTGGATGTCATCATGACGCTTGTTGGCGCTTACATCATTGCACGCATTGCGCACGCTTCATTCGCATGGACCGCCGCAGGGTTGTTCTTGCTCGGCATCATCCTGCACCGCCTGTTTTGCGTGCGCACCACCATTGACAAGCTCTTGTTCCCTCATGTTAAACGGATACGATTTTCATAACATGCGCCGTTTGTCGATTTCATTTGAATATGTCTGCAATTTCTCTCAGATTCTCAGGCATCAAAAGGCGAAATGACACGACAGAAATGAACACCGGACGCAACGTCATCCATGCGTTGGCCGTTTTTGGACCATTGGGTTTGTCCAATCGAGAGAAAATGACACATTAAATGCATGACACACATTCAACCCATTTAATTAAAAAATTGATTGAGATAAACTGGTATAAAATCGACCTCATACAGCTCAACACAACAATGACCTCCAATGCACAGAATATCGCCATAGTCGTCGAACACATTGCCAAATGTGAAAAACCAGACATTCGACTTCTTCGCGACCCGAATGTCATTCAATGGTTATTCGGAGACCTAACCTTCCTTCCAGAGATTGAAAAAAAGAACAAAACCACTGACGAAAAAAAATACAAAATGGAAGAAGACAAATGGGGACGAGCAACAATGAAGCTGCGCCGCCCTGATTTGAAGTTGGACAAGCAATGGACGAACAAGTTTGGGGAGTACATCTGCGAAGAGATATACACATTGCATGGCAAGGTTGTCACAAAACCTGCAAAAAAAGAGCACTATCAACCAGACCTGGAAGTGGATGATGCAATCATCGAAGCCAAAGCCCAGACATTTTACACGAGCGGCACCGCAGGAGAAAAGATACCGGCCGTCCCTTTCAAATATGCCGACATGCCTGAATTGCATGGCGACAAGCCATTGAAGGTTGTCTGCATGGGTGGCGCCGAACAAGTTTGCAGGGAAAACTACGGCAATCTGCCGGGACCCAGGTGCAGCGCCAAAAAAAAAAGATTCCTAGAGTTCTATCGAGAAAACCAAATTGAGTTCGTTGGAGCAACGGACCTTCTCCTGGCATTAATCAATTCATAATTAGGACTTCATTCGTTCTTTTATCCGGCTCTTTCGAATTGATGCTTCTTCTGCAGCTTAATATTTTTGTCGTGTAAATCGGTTGTGGAAATGCATCCCTCACCAGCTTCACATCCGCATTGCTCATGGCCATCCTGACATTTTTTGCCTTCATGTCGCAGCAAAGTTTGAACAATCGAGTGTGTTGGTCTAAACCAAAGCCATCCGAGGTGTAGGACACAAAGGATGTGCTGGTTTCGGGAGCGTATGGCGGGTCAAGATACACGAAATCACCCGACGAAATCCGGGACAAGGACAAGGACTCGTCAAATGGACAGCTCGTGAAAACCACCCCCTGTGTCAGGTCAGACACCATTCGAATGTGGTCGGCATCCAAAATGGTCGGGTTCTTGTAATTACCGAATGGAACATTGAACCCATTGGGCCCTTCGCGATACACGCCGCGCCAGCATGTCTTGTTCATGAAGAGCAACATGGCGGATGCCGCCAGTGAGTCGCGCTCCTTCAATGCGTTGAATCTTGCCCGTGTCCAAAAATAGTATGACTCTGGTGCCCCGAGCGCGTCTTCCAGTGTTGCTGCCTTGCGATTTACCGGCTCATTCCTGCATTTTGCAAACTCTTCCGACAACCTCCGGACCTCTGCAATGAGTCCTTCCGGGTCCGATTGAATGTTTTTATACAGGTTGATAAGATTCGCATTCAAATCGCTGGCGTATATGTTCCCAAACACCTCGACTTTCCCACTGCGCACGCAAGACAGAAGCGCAAGAAGAACGCTGCCACCACCCAGAAACGGCTCGTGATAATTTTGCATCTTTTTCGGAAAGACCTGCACAATGTCTTCGATGATTTGCGTCTTTCCTCCAACCCACTTCATAAAAGGCTTGACAATTGAATCCGGTTCCGTCATTGTTTCCGCTTGTTGCAATAACATGCATATTATTATTAAGTTGTTTTGCAATTCAATTTTGCAAAAAAATCTGTGTGGGGATGGAAAATTTTCGAATTTCACGATTTGTATCCGTCAGCTGTAACCGGACTAGGCAGAGTTGCGGTCCGATTCTCAGTCGGTGAAAAAAAACACACGGTGTGGTTGCCGGTCTTGCTGCCATAATACAGTTTGCAGTTCGGCACCTGGTAATTGTTTTTCACGAAGTATGACGGGTTGTATTCGTAGCTGTATTTGCCAGCATTTGCGCCTTCGGCCCCAAACGCGCTGTAGAATGAGTTGCCGTTCAAATTCACGGTGTTCACGCGCAGGCTCAGCGTGCGAGTGCCGCTACAGACAGCCCCCTGTTTCGCAAACGGCACGTTGTTGGGCTTGTAAATGGTGGTCCCCTGACATTTGTTGAGACGCGCAAATTCGTTCTTGCTGCATTGGGGATACAAGCAGCTGCCGGTCAACCGGGTTTGCGGACCGAAGCAATCGTCATTGGGCCACAACGGCATGTGGTCAGACCCAATGTATTGAACGCCTGGCACCGGATTGGTGGACAGCTTCTGTTCATAGCGCTTGCATCGCGACTGCAGATACGCCCGAGTGTCGCCGTAATACGCCTTGCTCATCAGCGTCACTGCGGACCGGATGATGTTGTTGGACGGACAGACGCCAATATATTTTGTGTTATACAAACCGGTCTGAATCTGGTAGCTGTTGGGATCCGCCGGGTTGCCCACTTGCACGTAGCCGTTGTTTTCCACCTTGTCGCACGGTTCGCATTTTTGAGACGGGATTTTCAGCAACTTCTGGTCCAGCTTTGCGGTTGAATCGGCCGCTGCGTCGCCACAATCACAGGACACGCCGTCACCCGACTTGGTGGTTCCACCCGGCGTGTCAATCACAAGAGAAACCGAGTTCACGCTGCGACCGCTGTTGGGGGTTGGCTGCAGCTTGCGACGCCAATGCTTCATGGGGCGGGCCTTTAGCGCAGGACCGCTGTAATTATGCGCGGCTTGGTCGCGTGCAGCGCCAGCCGGAATGTTCAACATTGCGCCGTTCTCATTCGGACGACTAAATCCGGGAACCACCTGGTTGGTGGTTGTCTGGTGTGTGACGGGATTCGATGGTTTAGTGGAGTAATGCACTCTTTTAGTGGTGATGAGACTGTTCGAGTGTCGCCACCCGATGCCATCCGATATTGTTCCGGTTGAAGTTGACGTCATTTTATGCTTTTTATGAAACGAATTAACAAAACCAAATAAATAATATTCAATATATATTAAGTTGAATATATTATTTATTACAGTTTAACAGTTTAACAGTATTTCAAGTATGATTCTGTGCAGCATTCTCATATTGTTTTTTTCATGGTTGTTGATACACGCTTTGGTTTATTCTAAATCCCAGAGTGTAATCGAAGGTCTTGACCCGTCTGTGGCGCCTTCTGATTCGCCTTCGCCTTCTTCCAAATCGGCACAATCTCAGCTTGATGAAAACACTGCTGAAATCGCACTTCTGAAAACACAAATCGCATCCCTCGTTTCCACGGCAACTCAACTAAATGCAACCATGCTTCAGAATGAAGCCGGCATTAAAAACAACACTGACATGATTCAAAAAGTGGTGCAATCACAAAACGACACCAATGCAAAGCTGGCCAACATGAAGAATGCACAATGATAAATGCCAAATCCGAAAAAAACACGTTTTATTGATGACAAAATAATATGGGGATATTATATTGCATTGAATTAATACATCATCAATTATCAATAAATCAATTATTTCATGAAACCATCACCGTTGCATTCCATGCTCTTCTTTCTTCCCGATGAGATTTCGGACACAGCCATGTACAACATTGCGATTGGGGTGCTCTGCATTTTTCTGGCATTTTCTCTCATTGCCCTCTATCGAAGAATCAATTATGGTTCATCGTTTTCATTTTTAGAAGGCATGACCACGCCCAATCCCGCCAATCCCGACCTGGACCCGGAAGTGGTGAAAATCCAGTCTCAGGCTGCTGCGATGCAAGCCACGTATGACAAATTGACGGATGCAGTGAATGACCAAAAAAACCGCATCAACGCCAATTCGCAGATGCTGATGAAAACCCTGAACGATGTGCCCAATCAAACCAACAATTTGACGCATGCCAATTTAAACACGGACGACCCCTCCAAAACAAAAATTCCAAGCGTCGACATGTCTTAATGAGTGAAACGCGCGGAATGTCGCAATCCCAAACACAAATCCAAAGAGAACTTGCACAAACGTGTGCCGCTTGTAATAAATGCGTGTGTGCATCAAAAACGCTGCAATCACCAAGGCTGCAACGGTTCCAGCCGGATGCCATGCCCTCCACGGCAGAAACTGGTGCGCAAATGCCAAAAAGTAGCCCACCGATTGCGCATGACCGGATGGAAACCCATAAGCGGTGTTGTTCTTGTGCTCGGGCCAAACGGCAGCAATGACATCGTCAAACGGGCCAGTGGAATGATGCGGCACTGGCCGGCTGCCGGCGTCCCCGATGAGGGCGCGAAACGTTTGTTTCAAAATGCCGTTTATGACCGAATTGCCAATGTATCCAATGAATGCATATGCATACGAAATGTGATACGCATGACACAATAACAATAAAACAAGGAACAACACTTGCGGATACGAGCTAATGCATTTTTTATAGATTGAGCTCATTTTTTAATGTATATGTAATATAATATAGCACACAGCATATACATTTAGTCATATAATAATTACAATATCAACGAGACAACATGGAAGAAATAAGTAAAGAAATAAGTAAGGTGAGCGGCAATCTCTTCCAAGATGTCATGGGGGATTTAGACAACGTGGAACAGGAACTGCTTGGGCCCGACTATCAGTATTTCAAACAAATCAAAACCCCGGGAGAGCTGGGAGTGTCCAGTAGCGGAGGGCTAGACAATTTGGCGGCCGACATCAGCGCGCTCATCGCATACGTCGAGCTGCTGGTGTCTGGTGGCGGCGACGCATCTGCAACCGGCAACCCACTTGGAAACAAGTTTTTTCTAAAAACGGGTGCTAAATGCAAGGTTGTCAGCAGCGATTCCACGAACGGAAGCGTGGTGGACCGCTACGTGTATGTCAACAATGTGCCGGATGGCAACATCCCATTCATTTCCTCGGGGCTGGGAGGCGTGCAATTCACCGAGTTTGAAGGGCTGATTCCTGGAACCATGTCGGATGCCGCCGCGATAAACCCGTTCGCACTGTTTCAGGCATTCCAACTGGGTTCCACGCCGGACTGCCAAAGCGTGACGCTGGAAACCATTGATGCCAACAATGCGGTTTCTTCGGCGACCAATTACGTTGCAACCGCTGACATCAAAAACATGCCGGCTGCGTGGTTTCCCAATAAAAAAAATCCAATCACGGGCACCACCGAACGGGAGGCGTTCACGCAGCGTCGCAAAAATAAAAAGAATGCCAACTGCAGCAAACAACTTGGAAGCATACCAAGTGGCACACTTTCCAGCTTGTATTACACGTCAATCGGGTTGTTGTGTCTTGTGCTGCTGTATTCCCTCATAAAACGCGTGCGAAAGTGATGCCACACGTCCATTAGTGTTTCTTGCTTTTATGTTTATTGCTTTTGACTTTATTGCTCTTCGCTTTGGATTTCTTGCTGCGCCTTTTAGGTTTTCCACCGAACCATGTTCTTGGGTCAAGGCTTGGTCCATTTGCATTTGAAAACAATCCACCCAAAACACCCTCATTGGGTTGCGTGGTCGTCGTCGTCGTCGTTGCATCCGGTTTTTTTTTGAAAGGACTAATTAATTTTTCCCATAAGTTTTTAATACTGGAAGGCGCAGGGGGTGGTTCTGGAGCTGGTGTGGTGCCTAGATTCGGAATTGGACCCCTAGGAACTGGCGCAGGTGCAGGAGGAATTTCAGGCGGCGAAAACATATCATTGGATTCTGATGATTCTGGTCCTGGTGCTGTTGCTGGTCCTGTTGCTGGTCCTGTTGCTGGTCCTGGTCCTGTTGCTGGTCCTGGTCCTATTCCTGTTGCTGGTCCTGGTACTATTCCTGTTGCTGTTGCTTGGTCTGGGTCCCCACCCACTTTTTTACGCAGTTTGCGAGATGTTGATTTCGATTTCGATTTCGATGTTTTTGGCATTGATTGTTATATGTTATGTTTATTATATAAAAAATATAATAAATCAAATCATGTTTTTACAACTTGATGCGCTTAAACAGCTCAAGTGCAACGAGACCACCTGCGACTTGCGCCAAAATGTAAGGCACCAAATCACTGGATGACAGCTTGCCAGCGGCAACCATGGCAATCGAAACCGCCGGGTTGAACATGCCGCCAGAAATGGGCCCGCCAATCATGATGGCAACCGCCAATGCCGCACCAATGGCAATGGCATTCCCAGTTGCCAAAATGATGTAGATGAAAAAGAGAGTTCCTACAAACTCAACCAAATATTTGTTCAGCATTATTGTAATTTGTTTTTTTTGTGGTTATGTATTAACCATATAAAAAAAGTGAAGCATGGCTCCTAAACAAAGCCAAACCCCCGAATGTTGTTGGCATGATTTCTGCTAAAATGAATTCAAACCAGTGATTCCTCGACCAATGATGAGACCATGTATGTCCTGCGTGCCTTCATACGTGTTTACAGCTTCCAGATTCAACATGTGGCGTATGATGTGATACTCATCTGATATTCCGTTCCCGCCCAAAATGTCTCTGGCGGTCCTGGCTATGTTCAATGATTTCAAACAGTTATTGCGTTTCACAATTGAAATGTTTTCAGGTATTAAATTGTCATCATCAATCAGTCGTCCCACTCTTAAAACGGACTGCAACCCCAATGTTATTTCGGACAACATGTCTGTCAATTTTATCTGAATCAATTGATTGGATGCCAGCGGCTTGTTGAATTGTTTTCTATCCAATGCATATTCTCTCGCCCTCAAATAACAATCTTCGGCCGCCCCAAGAACACCCCATGCTATGCCATACCGCGCATTGTTCAGGCACGTGAATGGCCCTTTCAATCCTTTCACGTTTGGAAGCATGTTTTCCTTGGGAACCACCACATTGTCCATGAAAATCATGCCGGTGTTGGATGCTCGCAACGAAAACTTCCCCTCTATTTTCGGGCATGACAACCCTTGCATGCCTTTTTCCAATATGAATCCTCGTATGTCATTGTTGTCATCCTTTGCCCAAATGACGAACACGTCCGCAATGGGTGAATTGGTGATCCAGTTTTTGCTGCCATTTAATGTGTAGTACCCGTTGTTGAACGCGGCGCGTGTCTTCATTCCAGATGGGTCGCTTCCGTGGTCGGGTTCCGTAAGTCCAAAACACCCAATTAGATTGCCTTTTGCCAGGTCCGGCAAATACTTATCTTTTTGGGACTGGGACCCAAACTTGTGGATTGGATGCATCACCAGCGACGACTGAACGCTGGCACAACTTCTGTATCCGCTGTCCACCCGCTCGATTTCACGCATCACTAGTCCATATGAAACATAATTCACTCCTGGACATCCATAGTCCGGAATGGTCGGTCCCAGCAAGCCACACTTGCCCATTTCCTTCATGATGTTTTTGTCAAACCGTTCGTTTCTGAAAGAAGAAACAATGTTGGGTTGCAAAACGTTCTTTGAAAAAACGGACGCCATGTCTCTTATGGATTTCTCATCTGAACTCAGCTGATTGTCCAGCAAAAATGCATCCCTGTAATTGAATATGCCGCGTTTAAACAATGTTGCAAACCCATTGTGGGCTTGCCTTAAACACGTTGCGTTTTGCATTGCAGTGTTGTGCCTTAGCGATGATGTTATATATGTTTGCGCATATTTTAAGCACATTTCGCAGTATTTAACATTTTAATATTTTTGCATAATCAATTGAAACAATACATTAAAAATTGATTTGAACCAATTGGCCATTAAATGACAACACACAATCCAACCACCGCGAAATGAAGATTATTGTGTTTGACACCGAAACCACTGGACTGCCTCCCAAGAATCGCCAGTGCATGGACCCCGCACAATGGCCGCACATTGTTCAACTCAGCTATCTCATATACGACACCGACAACGACAAAATCCTAGAATTCAAGGATGTCATCATCAGTCTGGGCACGCACATTCCGCTGCCGGATGAAAGCGTGGCCATTCATGGCATCACGCGCGAACTGTCCTTGACCAAAGGCATCGACATCCGAATTGCGCTGTTTGATTTCAAGACGGCGCTCGCCCAGTGCAGCAAGTGCGTCGCCCACAACCTTGGGTTTGACTGCAACGTGCTTCAAATGGAGGCCCGACGCAACCAAATGTCATTCTTCTTCATGTCCCCGTTTTGCACCATGCTTAATAGCACTGACCTCTGCAAACTGCCGTCGCCGCATGGCATGGGCTACAAGTGGCCCAAACTGCTGGAGCTGCACGAGCACTTGTTCCAGCGCGTGCCCAAAAATGCACACAACTCCAAAATTGACACCATTGTCACGCTGCGATGCTACCACATGCTGGTGCACAAGGAAGATTTGTGCCGTAGTAGCCGCGAATTCCGCGCACTGTTTCGCAATCACTGCACCATTGAATGCGAGCGCGACGAACTCGGCGAATTTGGCGACATGAACGAAATGCCGTCTCCGCCCAAACCCGTCAAAGACGAACACTGAAAAAATGTAAATTGCATCTAAATTGTATCAATAATACCCATGGAATGGCTTATATAACATTTTCATGGGCAACGCGCTCGTCTTATATTTTTTGCATTCACCGCCCGTTTCATAGCAATAATACTGTATCATGACATCCTTGGTCATGTCAAACTCGCTAACTGGTGCGTATTTTTTCTCATTCAATAAATACACAAATTTGTCGCCAACTGCGCATGGAAATGAATCATAGTTTCCACCCATCGGCGAATAAAACCGGCGAATGGTGTCGCCGTTCTTGGCAGAAAACGAGAGAATGCCTTTGCCGACAAACAAATATCTGTCCTTGCCCGTTTGCATGAGAAGGTTGTTCCCTCGCTCAACCCCTCGTTTAAAAATCCAATAAGGGTCGTTTGTTCCGTTGTCCCCCAGAAACATCTGCTGATATATGACGTCCATCAACTTGCCCTTCAGCTCACCCCGATTCGTCACCTCATTGAACTGATTGTTGCAAATGGCCGCATTTCCGCCGCCATAATCAAACACCACAAATGGAAATGCGGCGTTGTCGTTGATTTCATAAATGTGCTTGGGGTTGCCCAATTGACTTTTTAGTGTGTCGTTTGGGATGCATCTCATGTATTTTGAGACATTAATTGAACCATTGGATTTTTTGTAGGTGCATGCTTTGTTAGATGATTTGTTTGCTATAGATGTTTTGGACACCTTGACGGTTTTGTTTCGGAGTTTCATGTGAATTACATTACACACATAAAAAAACATTTCATAAGCGGTTTTAAGCGGTTCCAAGCGGTTCTAAGCGGTTCTAAGCGGTTCTAAGCGGTTCCAAGCGGTTCTAAGCGGAGCACATGGCACATCCCTCATCAATTTGTTCTTCTTTTTCTCCCTTTTTGAATTCAGGCTCGATGGTGAACTGCTGCGGCTGGTGGCGCGCCTTGCGCCGCAAGTAATACATGCCCGTTTTGAGGCCCTTGGACCACGCGTAAAAGTGCATGGACGTGAGCGCCGCGTAGTTCGGGTCCTCCATCCACAGGTTCATGCTCTGGCTCTGGCAAATGAACGCGCCCCGGTCCGCCGCCATGTCGATGACGTGCTTCATCGGAATCTCCCACACCGTGCAGTACTTGCGCTTCAAGTGCTCGCTCAGGCCGCCAATGTGCTGCACGCTCCCCTTGTTCGCGACAATGTTGTTTTTGACGCCCTCGTTCCACAGCCCTGCCGCCTGCAAATCCGCAATCAAGTGCCGGTTCACCAGAATGAACTCGCCCGCCATGGTGCGCCGCGTGTAAATGTTGCTGGAAATCGGTTCGAAGCACTCCGTGTTGCCCAGAATTTGCGACGTGCTGGCGGTCGGCATCGGCGCCAGAAGCAGCGAATTCCTTAAGCCGTGCTTCACGATGCGCTCTTTTAGGGAAATCCAGTCATACCGGTTTAATTCCGGCTCCACGCCCCACATGTCGTACTGCAGAATGCCCTGCGACGCGGGCGACCCCGCAAACGTGCTATAAGGACCGTGCTGCTCTGCCAGGTCGCACGATGCGCTGAGCGCGGCGTGATACATGGTCTCAAAAATCCGCTTGTTCAACACGCGCGCCTCGTCGCTGCTGAACGCCAGGTCCAGCAGCATGAACGTGTCGGCCAACCCTTGAATCCCGATGCCAATGGGCCGGTGCGCCAGGTTGCTCACGCGCGTCTTCGGCGTGGGGTAATAATTCACATCAATCACGCGGTTCAAGTTCTCCGTCGCAACGCGGGTCACCTCGTGCAGCTTCTCAAAGTCAAACCAGGGGGCGACAAGCGCCCCCCGCACCACCCCCACGCCCTCTTCCCCCTTCCCCGTGACTTCGTGCAGCTTAGAGGAGGGGTGCGGGGTGCGGGAACCCCCCGTGACGAACCGGTTCAGCGCAATGCTGGCCAGGTTGCACACCGCCGTCTCCTTGTCGTCCGAGTACTCCATGATTTCCGAACACAGGTTGGACGACCGAATGATGCCGAGGTTCTTTTGGTTCGTCTTCCGGTTCACGGCGTCCTTGTAGCACAAGTACGGCGTCCCCGTCTCCATCTGGCTGTCGAGAATTCGGAACCACAGGTCGCGCGCCTTCACTTTGCTGCGCTGCCGACCCTCCGCCTCGTATTTGGCATACAGCGTGTCAAACTCCTCGCCATACACGTCCGACAACCCCGGACACTCGTCGGGGCAAAACAGGCTCCACTCCGCGTTGGCCTTCACGCGGGCCATGAAGAGGTCCGGCACCCACAGCGCGTAAAACAAGTCGCGCCCCTTGGCGTCCTCGTCGCCGTGGTTCATCTTCATCTCCAAGAAGTGCGCAATGTCCGCGTGCCACGGCTCCAAATACACCGCAATCGTGCCGTTGCGCTTCCCGCCCTGGTCAATGTAGCGCGCCGTGTTGTTAAACACGCGCAACATCGGCACCAGCCCATTTGACACGCCGTTTGTGCCGCGAATGTGGCTCCCCGTCGCCCGAATGTTGTGCACGTGCACGCCAATCCCCCCCGCGTGCTTGGAAATGTTCGCGCACTCCTTCAGCGTGTTGAAAATCCCGTCAATGCTGTCGCTCTCCATGGCAATCAAGTAGCAGCTGCTCAGTTGAGGGCGCGGTGTGCCCGCGTTGAACAGCGTGGGCGTGGCGTGCGTGAAATACTTCTGCGACATCAAGTCATACGTGGTTCGCACCCGGCCCATGTCATCGCCATGTATCCCCACCGACACGCGCAGCCACATGTACTGCGGCCGCTCCACCGTTGCGCCGTTCGTGCGCATCAAATACGAGCGCTCCAGCGTCTTGAACCCGAAGTAGTCAATGAGAAAGTCCCGCGACACGTCAATCATGGCTTCCAGCTCATCGCGCTTATTAAAAACCACGGCCCAGAACTCGTCGCTGATGAGGGGGGATGGTTGGCCGCGCACGTCCGTGAACTCGTGCAACTGACGCATGGCTTCATAAAATGTGGGCGGCGTGGTTTTGTGGTGGTTGGACACGATGACGTAGGCAGCCAGCGTGCCGTAGTCGGGGTGCTGCGTGGCCATGGTCGCGCACTGCTCGGCCGTGAGCTCGTCTATTTTTGTGGTGGGGATGCCGTCATACAACTGGTCGATGACCTTCATGGCGAGGGCGGTGTAATTCACTGCAGTAATTCCGGCCTGCTGGCCTACATTGCGAATGCGCGCCAGTATCTTGTCAAAGGCGATGACCTCGTGCTCGCCATTGCGTTTTATAACGCGCATGTCTGTTTCTGAATCGGTCATTCGAGAGAAATTGATATACAATCATAGAGCTGGCGTTTTATATTATTTCATTGACGAATGTTATACACCTTGAATTTGCACAAAGGAGTTAAAGACATCATTTGCATATATGTCAATCTGCCAACACCAACCAACCCAATGAATTGCAACCTAGACAAGCTAAAAGCTGCAAACAAGACAAATACTCCTGTGTTTTCATTCAATGGACTCATCACTTATGCCAAGGCGGTTGACTTTTACGACGGCGACACATTCAACATCATCATTTCGCACTACGACTCGGTGTATCATTTCAAAGCAAGAATGTTTGGATACGACAGTCCAGAAATGAAGCCTTCGTTGTCTCTCGAAAACCGCGATGAAATCAAAAAAAATGCAGTCATGGCCAAAAATAGATTGGCTGAACTGTTGGGCACAAAAGAATATTCCAAAGTGCATTGTCATGAGTTTGACAAGTATGGTAGGCTGTTGGTCTCTGTCATGTATGATGATGACCTAACCTATGAGTTTGACAGGACCGTAAATGCACAAATGATAAAAGAAGGACACGGCTATTCGTATCACGGAGGAACAAAACAGAAATAAAAAAATGTTTTTTTTGGTTTTGTGT